TGCCCTGTGTAGTTATCGCTCTCATAGCTATAACCCATATCACGAACAGTACCGCCACGCTCTTGAACGAACACACATCTATTACCGATAAACTGTGGTTCACATTTCAGCGCACCACGTTGTGTTTGTGTTTTAAGGTAACAGTTAGTAGGTGTGATAGTCTTACTACCATCTACTATCCATTCATTACCGCTTGTAAGCACTATCAAGTCATTAGCTGGTACAAGGTGTCTAATCTCGTACATCTTACGATTGATAACAGGCAATGTGATTGCACTATCATCTGTAATCGTACCGCCTACCTTTTCAACCCCAAAGTTAGGATAATCACCAGTTCTACTAAACCAAATGAAGTTAGGCTTGCTATCAGTTGCAGCTACCACAAATCGGTCTTGATAGAATGTACATAATTTTGGATAACCTTTGCCTTTATTCCAACTCCCAAGTTTCCATTGATAACTAGGCTCGCCCTCTTTAACACCACTTAGGATGTTTACTTTTGCACTCTTTGCATTGGCTACTTCTGTAACCTCAACCACTCCATATTGAGTGAATGGCATGATTGATAAATCACAGTTGATTGCTCCATCTTTAATATCCGATACATATTTAAGCCTTGCTCCAGCATCTATCTTGCCTGTATCAGTTACGTTGTAGTCATTCTTTGAAGTATATGTTCTATAATCTTTCCACGTTTGACCGTCATTGTTAGAAATCTGCAACTTAACAGTACCTTCCCATGTGCCATGCGTTGTGAATTTCCATGACAATTCAGTATCAGTACTATAAGAACTAACATTGTAATTGATGTTGTTATATGTCTTTCCTTTTGACAATACAACCAACCCATGTTTTACTTTTTTCTCGACAACCTCACCGGCGGACTTTGTGTGTACTGCCTCAACGTAGTAGGCAATTTGAATTACACTACCTACCATATCTTGTGTGAAGAGGTCTTTTGTGGATGTGATTGTATCACCAGTTACAGTTAATGTGTGTCCATTATCTGTATTAATATCATCGTATGGTTGCTCTGACAGTTTATATGCACTCATTCTCCAGTCCGTATCGCTATATCTTGATAACGTTTGAATTGGATATTTGCCACTACAAATGAACATCACATCGCCACTTTGAACACAATTCAATTCACCAATAATGTCAGACTCAAACGGTGTTTCCACTTCTACATTCGTATACACACCATTTCGCCACACTCTAACATACGTATCACCAAATTCTAACATGAACGATTGATTTTGATTTGTCGTAAATTCAAATAATCTAACTGGTTTATCATGATACTTTGCATATCCAATAAACTGACTACCTTGCCTACGTGCCACCGCACCATAAGGTCTAATTACCGCATTTTCAGCAAGTAGCAATGCACTTTTATATTGTTCAAGGTCAAAGCGACTAGATACATCAGGCGATACCTCGCCTGTAGTAAATGCGACTTGCCCTATATATAGAGGTTGCATATCACCATCTCCTTACTTTCAAATAGCTACTAACATAAGGCACATCTAACTTGCGTTCTTTCGCACTCATAGACTTAGCCTCTTGGATGGCTGCTTGATATAGTTTATATGCTTGGTCGAATAAACCAGTATTACCAGTCAATGGCATTGCTAAATCAGAGGCCATTTTACATACCAACGCTTTAACAAATATAGGGTTCATTACGTCTGCATCGGTTATATCGTACACATAATCTATATGCATCAATGGTACATCAGATACGATGTACTTTGTATTGTTATCAGTTAGGTATACATCATATTCACGTTGCTTTTCAGCTCGGTATCTATCACCCTGTGGAATAACCGCAAGAATGCGAACACACTTTTCAGGATATGCATACACATAACCCCAACCATCAATCTTGTGTTCCGATAGCACCGCTCGTTCACGCTTACGTGCAAAGTTCCACTCGAACTGCTCTAACAATACTTTACGTGTTAGATCATAATGCAATCTGCATTGTCTAGCAGACTCTGTTTCTTCCGTCATAGAACGGATGCGACCTGCATTGATAAGAGATAATGCTTGATTGCAAATATCTGTAGGTGTCATTTCATCACCTCTCTATAAAAAAAGAGGGATGCATAAGCACCCCTCGTTCAATTATTCAGCAGTTTCTTCTGCTTTTTTGCCTTTAGCTTTTGCTTTTGGCTTTTCTTCTGTAGAGTCAGTTGGTTCTTCATCTACATCAGCAGTTTCTTCTGCTCCAACAGTTTCAAACAAATCTTTGAAGTAGTCTTTGTCATATTCGGCTACTTCTTCTTTTGTAAGTTCTACTGTTTGTCCTTCTTCAATTAAACCCTTTGTATTGTGATACAAAGTTACTTTTGCGATATATTCCATGTTAGCCACCTTATTTAATGTTAATACCACTTGTTAAGAATGCGGAGATAGTACCGCCAGTCATATTGTTTGCATTAATTCTAATGTACTTCTTGCCACCATTAGCTAAACGCACTTTGTATTCTGTGCCAGCTGGTGCATTAGCTACCATTGTAATGCCATGCAACAATACCGCATCAGCCATATTATCTTTATCAGATGTATAGACATTAAATAATGGTGTGCCAGTTACTGTTTTGTCAACACGAATTACAAGGAATAAGTTAGGGTCTGCATCGCCACCATTACCATTCATCACTACATCAGAGTTAGTGTTTGTTGTAATGTCTTTTTTCCAAAAAAATGTATTTTGAGTATCGATAATCATATATATTTATCCCCCTATTAATTAAGCAGTAACACGTGCTTCTGTGGAAAGCAAAGCATCGATTTTACGAACTGGAATACCATTGGCACGTGTAACCAATTTCCCCATTTCCATATCTTCTGTGATTGTAGAACCATGTACTTTGTTCTTTTGTAAACGTAAGAATGTGCGCAATTCTTGGTTCATGTACCATACAGGACGGCAACCAGTAAGAGATTGCATTCGTTCTTCCGCACGGATCATTAAGTTAATCAAGTTAGGGCCTGCGGAAATATCTTCCTTAATTTGTTTCATATCGATATTAGCGATACGTACTACATAGCGCCAATCACGAACGCACAAACCGATATTTTGTTTGAAATGAGTACGGTAACCTTGGAACATAGAACCGTCTGGCTTAGTGATTGTTACCTCGCCTAAATCTTCTTGTTGTAATCCAGCCTCACTACCTCGTGGATAGATACCATGTACTGTAAGTGGACTCCAACCTACAAGCCACATAGAGGCAAGGTTTGCACTACCGCCAGCATCAATAATGTTTTTAGCACTATCAGCCTTTTTAGTATCTAATGTGTTAAACCGTGCGGACAAACCAACGAATTTTTCTGGTGTTGTTTCATCACCATAGAAAAGTGTACGTGCGATTTCTTGACCCATAGCCTCTACAAACGCACTATCTTCTGTAGCACGGAACGCTACAGGGTCATTGGAAAGTTTAACCAAATCTTTATCTACTTCGGAGTAAGACTCTAACATACCGCATGTGTCGGTAATTTGTTTTGTAGTAGATTTGCTAGGTTGTACACCGCCATAAAGCATTCGCCACGTAGCCTCAGGCAAGCCAGTACGTACAGTTGTTTTGTTGGATGTTCCATCGTTACATTCAACCATCGTCATATCTTGAATGATTTCATTAGTTTGATTTAATTGTTCAATGATTTGTGCGATTTTACCGTTAGGATCCATACGCTTTTGCAAATCAAGTAAAGTAAGATTTTGTGTTCCGATTGTAGCCATAAATTAATTTTCTCCTTTTATTTGAACATACTCGGATATAAATTGCGTTTGATTGCCTCTTCCGACTGAACACCGCCAGCTGATTGACCACCGCTAGCGTTGTTATCTTCTGCAGCCATATCAGCGATTTTCTCAAACATTTGGATAACCTCAATACGATTACCCAAGCCATTTTCAGCTAATACTTCACGAATGTTAGGAATTGTCTTTTCAATCAACTCCACACCAGTTGCTGCTTTTTGTACGGTTGCATCGTATTTGTTACCCAACACCTCTTCGGTGTGTTTTCTGTGCCCCTCATACTGCTCAACTAAAGCCTCTTGTTTTTTAGTTTCATAAGCAGTTACAAGGTCAGTTGCATACTTTTCACCAAATTTAGCCATTTCTACCGCTTGCTCTTGTGTAGCACCTACACCATTTAGCAATTTAGAAAACTCATCTGCGATTGTTTGGTCTACTTCGCCACTTTCAAACGCTTGTGAGAAATCATATGTAATTGGCTCTGTAGGCTCTTGCGTTGTAGGCTCTACAGATGGCTCTTGTTGTGTTGGTTTAGTTGGCGGTTCTTGATTTCCGCCCAAGATAGTACTTTGCGGTTCTTGTGGTGTTCCACTATTTGCACTCGTTGTGTTATCATTCGTGCCTTGTGTTAAATCATCTGCCATAGTTATTCACCTTTTTCTTCTAAATCTTTAAATAGTTTTTGTTGATTGATATATTCCAGTTGTGCTTGATGGTATTTCTCAACACCCTCTACACCATCGCCAATTTGACCTAGCATATTCATGTAAGTTAGACCTACACTCCGTCTGCCCTCGTTGAAAAAGGTTTCTGAATTACCAGTAAACGAACGCTTTAGAATGCCTGTATGGTCAAAAAGCCTACAAAAAAACCACCTACCAAGTTCAGTACTTAGTACGTGGTTAAGTGCATCAATATCACGATCACGAATATATTCTTGTTTTGTTTTCATCTACACCCCCATACCCATTAACTGTTGCATTACTGGGTTTCCGTCATTGGCTGCATCTGTTGCTTGTTTAGCTGCTCCAGCCATTTGAGGTGCTAATTGTGCCAGTTGTAAGGCTTGTGCTTGTTCCTCTTGCTCTTGTTGTGCTTGTTGTTGTTGATTCATTATTTGTTGGTACTCGTCATTTGAACGAATTACTTTAGCTGGTACACCAAGATTTACACCATAGATGTCAGCTGCCTCTTCAAAGTTGAACTTTTGAACGATGTTCGCATTGCCTTGTGCTAATGACATAATGAAAGCATAGTACTGCTCAATATTCACCAATGAGGACATTTTCTGTGCTTGTGCTAATGGAGATATGTATTCTATCTTTACATCCATTCCGTTTAGCATTTCAGCAGTTTGTTCATCAATTGGTGGAAATATTCCAGCCCTATCTAAGATGCCATAAGTACGCTCAATGATAGGATTTAGAAACTCACTTTGTAAGCGTTCGACCACAGGCCCTAACTGTTGCATCTTTTCTTGTGTACGCTCCATAACCTCACGTGCGGTCATTTGTCCAGCATCTAGGTTATCTAGCATTAAGAATAGGTCAGCACTATAGGCACGTTTTATACTTTCAGATACGAATTGTATCTTAGCCTGTACGTTGGCCACATCAATGCCTACATTGAATATTGGTTCAACCTTACCGCCAGTATCAACTTCCGTTACACCGCCCGGAAAAAGATTAACACTACCGATTACATCAGATGTAGCACTCATAGGTGGTTTAATACCTAATTCGATAGCAGTTACTAAGTCTTTTTCAAGCAACTGTAACATCTGTGCATCTGACTGTGCGAACCATGCACAACCTTTACCATAACCACTTAGATCATGAGTGGTATGTCTAGCAATAGGAATAGACCACTCCTCAAAGCCACTATGTCTTAATACTTCATCGGTGTTGCTATCCTCTACCCAGTAGATAGAGGAATAAGGCATATTCTTATTGCCTAGTTTTCCGTTGCGGTCTTTGTTTGGCATTACCAACCAACATACAACGTGGTTACTTGCATTACCTTTGCCATCATCGTATGCACGTTTCACTTTTTCAGGGCAAGCATTATAACCAAACTCTTCTACAAGTTGGTCTGCGGTCATTCGGTATTTTCTACCAAATGTATTTACATCACCATTGCTACCACACTCTAATGCGTATGTACCAATAGGATAAGATGTAAACCTAACACCAGTTTTTGCATCTGGCATGATTGACATAGGTGCTTGACCAAATGGCAACTCCATATAGGTTTGATGCACTGTATTGTAAAAGTTAGATTTAGCGAATACTGCATATAGTATCTCTTCTCGTTCATCCAACACTTCACTCACTTGGCTATTAGCTGCTAGTTCAGCATTTTCTAACGTCAGCTTGAACCACTTTCTACTAGGTGGTGTCATGCCGCTCATTACACCTGATGCGAATATTTGGCAACTTTCCCAAGCAACACCATTATTAATCTTATCGGTGTATACCTTTGATTGGTCTTGCTCATCATCAAATAGTCCAAGGAAAGGTAGTTGATAATCTCGAATATCCTTCCACTTCTGAATGTACTTTTGACGATTATTGAACATAGCATTAAACTTCGCCTTAATCTTCGTGTAATCACGTTTCTTAGGCTCTGTATTTGTTGGTTGCCTTGCAAGCGTTGACAGGATAGTTCCTTGCATATCTAACCCCCTAATGTGTTCTTAGTGCCAGTTGTTGCAGTAGATAAGATTGTACTATCAAAACCCTTTTTACCTTTTCGTTTTTTTGCGAACCACTCTTCACCAGTTGTTGTCGTAGTAGCATCATCAGTTTGTACCGTTGGTGCTGGTGCTGGTGTCGGTGTGTCAGGCACTTTGTTTCTTAACATGCACATTTAATCACCCCTTATCTTTTAAATGGATCATACTCCGTATTCGCATGAACCCTATTTCCAACATTCACTTTTTTAGTGACCCTGAATGCAAAGGTCAAGGCTAATGCATCGCCCTTATTCGGTGATGGTAAGCCACGTTCTTTCATGTCCTTTTTGCTTTCAAGTTGTATTCGACCATTCTTATCTATGATAGCCTCAGGCCCTACAATATCATCGTAGAGTGCTTGGTCATTAGGTGGAATAGAACCGCCCTCTTTTAGCCATTCTTTCATCTCACCCCACATATATGCACGCATATTGAGATACATATTATTAGGACTAGCGCCACCAAAAGCTACTAACCGCCATCGTCTACCCATTGATTTTCCAATGCTGTAAATACCTGTGCCGTACCCTTGGTCAATGAACACTGCATCGGCTTTATATTCGTCCTCAAACTGTGCAATGAGATTTGCCATTCGCATATCATCATCATTCTTTTCGATGGTTGCAAGGCATTTCATGTAATAGCCATTACGCATTACGATTTCTAATGTATCGCCACCAGTCCATGCTGGGTCAACACCAATGATTGTTGGTAAATTGCTGAATTGTCCAACTTTGTAGTTTCGTTTCTGTGCCTCATCGGCTATTGATGCGGAGATAAACTGTGTATCAGACGAACTAGGGAATATACCTCTAACACGAACTTTCACAAAATCACTATCTTCTCCGTACAGTTCTACCCACTCATTAAGCACCGCTTTGTTTGACACCTTAACAGTCCGACTGTCAATTTGTTCTGTATGCCAGAAATTTCGGTATCGCCTAAAGCACTCTCTAAACCTACCGCTATTTTTAGTAGGGTTACCAAAGGCGCACCATATTATTTCGGTTTCCTTATCCGTCAAAGCACCCTCAGCTACTTCCCAAATGATATCCGCTATAGAAGATGCCTCATCAAATATAATAAGGATACGATTACCTTGGTTGTGTAGACCAGCGAACGCATCAGGGTTGCTTTCTGACCAAGGAATAGCATCTATCCGCCATGTTTTCTCATACTTTTTATCAGCACTAAACAGTGCAGTAGCTGTATAAACAAACAACTCCTTAGCTATAAACAGGTTGTACCATTTACTTAACTCAGACCATGTCTTAGACGATAGCTGCTTTTCAGTATTAGCGGTAACTACACCTCTTGTATTTTCATGTGTAGCCATAGCGAACAGAATAAGAAATGATACTAATGTTGATTTACCAATGCCGTGACCTGATGCGATTGCTATTTTTATTGCTTTTGAAAGGCTTTTACCTTTCTTTAGTTCTTCACCAATCTTTTTTAAAATCTTGATTTGCCACTCATCAGGGCCATCAAATTTTTCAAGCGGTGTTCCCTTTTCTCCCCAAGGGAAAGCAAAGTATACAAAGCCTAGCGGATCGTGCGTAAACGAACCCAACGCATCAATCAGTTGAGCCTTGTTGTACTTCATCTGATTTCACCCTTGCTTGTTTCATCCTATCGGATATATCAATCTCTATTTCTGCATCCAACTTAACCTTATCGGTAAATAGCATATGCCGTTTACCTAAGAGTTCAGCTGCTTTCGTTTTATCAGCAACAGACACGTCTAAACCAAACGCATCTTTTTCTTCGCCACGCACAACTCTAGTCAAGTATTCCAACACTTCATCAGCAGTTGCGATTGTGTCTTTGCTGCGTTCATCCATGATTGCATCTATATATTGGCGTACCTTAGGTTTTCTTAGCATTTTGCTAGCTGTTACACTTGCAGTCTTTTCAGAATATCCAGCAGTAATTGCACTTTGTGTTCCATTGGTGGTCTTAACGTATTCATCAGCGAATATGCGTTCTTTCTTAGTTAGTTTTTGTGCTAATTCTTCAATATTCGTCAATGTTACTCACCACCTTTATATGTTCTAACTAAAAATAGCAGTACTTCATGTTGCTTAGTACTGCTATACTCACTTTCTTTTTTATAGAGTTGTCCTTGTTTAAATGTTTTGCCCTTTTTGTACTTTTCAGGGAATGTTAGTTTGTACTCTTCCTCAGTGTACATTCGACTGACTATGTATACCTTACAAGGCTTATCATATTTGCTCCATGATTGCCTTGTATCTACAACGTACCGCCTACCATTCATCCGTAATGCGGTTAATAGCTTTCTTATTGTTGGTTGATAATTCACACCCAACACCACACTATGGCCATTGCGATTAACACCGCACACAGAATAGCTAAATAATCAATGATAGTCAGTAAGCTATCCCCACGATGTTCATAAGCATATTTAGCTTTAGCCTGTAGGTCTTTATTGTTCAAGTCCTTGGCTGCTTGTTTGAATAGCTTTCTATCTGCAATGAATTGTTTAATTGCTTTAATCATTTAAGCACTTCGCCACCTTTCCTTTTTAACTTGCCATGTGATCTAACACATAAACCACATAAATTTTTACTTGCACTACCATGTGTAATATATGTTTGACACCTGCCATTGTATTCAATTGTTTTGGCAGTACATATGCCATGCTTGTCATTGTTTAGACAATGTTTTCTATCGCAATGTATCTGTGTCATTCTTACACCCCT